CTTTGACAGTGCTTTAGACACTCTTAATCGTATTGCTACTCACCCCGGTAAGTCTAGTGCTGTGGGCTTTGGTGGTACAACAGCTTCAATGATTCCCGGTACTAATGCTGCAGGTTTTGCTTCACAGCTTGAGACATTCAAAGCTCAGGTATTCTTGCCTCAAGTACAAAACCTTAAAGGTATGGGTGCATTGTCTGATGCTGAAGGTAAGAAACTAACAGCTTCTATTGGTGCTTTAGATCAGAAGATGAAACCTGCTGAGTTTGATTCTCAAGTGGCTATCATTAAGAATGACTTGAACAAGGCTCGTGCTCGTGTTACTGGTGGTGTTGCACCTACAGAGACACCTTCTACACCTAAAGCTACTAAACGATTTAACCCTGCAACAGGGCAACTTGAAGCAATTTAAGGATACTTATGCCTCAGTACATTGAGTTTAATGGAGAAACTGTAGAGTTTCCTGATGGTATGTCTGATGCTCAAATTGCATCTGCATTAAAAGGTTCTAAAGCTACACAAACTCCACCACAAAGAAGTGTGGGTCAAGATTTAAGTAGGCAGTTAGGACTTACAGGTCGTGCTATTGTTGAAGGTGTATCAGCACCTGTCAATGCAGTAGGTGACTTCTTAAGTGGTGCATACAATTTAGGGGCTAGTGCATTAGGCTCTGAAAGTCGTATGCCTTTAATGTCACAAGCACAAAGTCAAGCACTTACTAAGATGGGCGTACCAACTCCTGAGACTGGCCTTGAAAGAGCTGTACAAGCAGGTACTCAAGCAATGGCTGGTACTGGCTCTCAAGCTACCATCGCTAAAGGTATTGGTCAAGCTGCAGCTCCTTTATCACAGAACCTAGTACAGCAAGTTCCTGTATCTGGTGTAGCTGGTATGGCTTCTCAGGCGATGGCTGAGAAAACTAAAGCTGAAACTGATAGTGATGTAGGTGCTACAGTGATGGGTATTCTGGCAGGTACTATTGCAGGTGGAGTGACAGGTAAAGCTATTGGAGGTGCTCAAAAGATGGGTGCTCAGCCATCTGAACCACTGACTATTTCCGATGTTAAGCAACGTGCTCAGCGTTCCTACACAGCAATGGAAGATCAAGGTGTCTATGTTAAACCTAAAAGTGTCTTAGATATGCTAAACGGTGTTGAAGAAAGTTTAGTTAATAAGAACTTTAATCCTAAGATGGATGCCCATAAGCCTGTGGCTCAGTTGCTCGAACAACTTAGAGACATGACAGGAACTCAACGTGTATCGTTTACTAAATTAGAACAAATGCGTTCAGCTGCTACAGATCTTAAAACAGCTACAGACCCAGCTACTCGTAAGTTTGCAGGTCAAGTAGTAACTAAGTTAGATGACTATTTAAGTACCCTAGGTTCTGGCGATGTTATTGCTGCCAAAGGTGATGTTGGTAAAGCTGTAGAAAGTGTACAAAATGCTAGAAAAGATTGGAGAAACCTATCTCGTGCCTCTATACTTGAAGATGCTCTCAATACTGCGGAAGCTAAAGCTATTGATCCTAAAGCTTCTGAGGGTGAGCTGATTCGTAGACAACTTATTAATCTTGCAGCTGATAAAGACAAGATGAAGTCCTTTTCCTCACGTGAACAGAACGCTATTAAGAGTGTTGCTGCTGGGGGTGCTACAGATCCTTTATTATCTTTAGTTGCTAGGTTTAATCCTCAGCGTAGTCAGATTACAGCTGGTGCTTTAGGTGCTGGTGCTATTGCTAATCCGCTGGCTGCTGGTGGTACTGCTGCCGCTGGCTTTACAGCAGATAAACTACAAGGTTTATTACGTAGAAAACAGACTGAAGGTTTAATATCTAATCTACTGTCTGGAAATATGCCAGAAACTCCTCCTAGTTCTACATTTAGAGGCTTACTTTCAAGCATACCTCAGCAACAACAATAATAACTATGAGAAAGCTAATAGTAGTCCTACTAAGTCTAGGACTTGTAGCTTCTACTCCATCTAGTTCCTCTGATAACTGCAGTGTACGTGAGTTCTATGGCATAGCCTACACAGTACATAATCCTACTGAGCGTCACCAACAGATGTCTAGGTGGCTTACAAATCATCAGACATTGTGTAAAAGTACCGACATGGTCGTAATATGGAACAATTTGAGTGAGTGGGCTGGTAGTGCAGATAGTGCAGAACTAAGACACAAGGTTGTTATTGCTTATAAGAATGCTGTATTAAGAGAGAAACAATAATTATGGAAGATATTAAAGGTAAACTAACTTTTAACGTAACAATGATGGTGAGTGCTACATTGTGTATATCTATTATAGCAATGGTTACAGCTTTCATGCTTGGATTATGGGCAAAACAGGTTGATAATCACGAGATCTTCAAACTCATTAGCCCTGCATTCCAAACCATTGTCGGTGGATTTATTGGGCTATTAGCTGGTGTTAAGTTATCTCATGACGATCACCATAAGAAACATTGTTGTCATAAAGAGGATTAAATATGTTAGAAATGTTAGGTGGTGGTTTATTAGGTAGTATCTTCGGAGGTCTATTCAGACTGGCTCCGGAAGTCCTGAAGTGGATGGATAAGAAGAATGAGCGTGAGCATGAACTGAGTATGTTTCAGTTCCAGTGTCAGTTAGAGGCTCAACGAGGTGCTCAGAAGTTATCTGAGATTAGTGCTCAACGTGAAGCTGCTATTGATGTTGGTGTTATGGATGCCTTCCAGTCAGCTATTGAGCAACAGACTGAGATGGTTAAGGCTGCTGGAGGATGGGTAGCTTCTCTGTCTGCCTCAGTACGTCCTGTCGTGACTTACTGGATTCTAGCCTTGTGGTCATTTGTGCACATCTGGCTATCATACAATGCTTGGATTACAGGTATGCCTCCACTGGATGTCTTTAAAGTCATGATGTCAGCTGACTTTGCAGCCTTGGTATCAGGTACTTTGAACTACTGGTTCCTAGACCGTACACTGGCTAAACGAGGTCTGTGATGGATCTGAGTATTGCAGCTGAACTATGCAAGAAGTTTGAAGGGTTTAGAAGTAAGCCCTACTTATGTCCTGCCAATGTTGCTACGATAGGCTATGGTTCTACTTACTACTCTAATGGTACTAAGGTAACTCTGCAGGATGCTCCCATGAGTGAACCTGAGGCTGCAGAGCTTCTCTTGAAAGAGCTGGAGCATACTTACTTACCGGGTGTTGTTAGATATTGTCCTAGCTTAGTTAATGACAATAAGAAGCTCAATGCCATTGTTGACTTCTGTTATAATCTAGGTGTAGGTAGACTACAAACCAGTACTCTTAGACGTAAGATTAATGAGCAAGACTGGGATGCAGCTAAAATAGAACTTATGAAGTGGAACAAGGGTGGCGGTAAAGTACTTGCTGGCCTTGATAAACGAAGGAAAGCTGAACGAGCACTATTCTAAGTTTCAAACTTACAAATACAAGAAAGCCCTTAAGAGTTTTATCTCCTAAGGGCTTTTTAGTTAGTCTAAGATAAACGCTAAGGTTAAGAATCCTAGGTGTAGGTAGATGACTTGATTAGCTTCATCTGTCATGTTGTCCTTCTCATCCATGATATAAAGCTCATCAGCTTCTATACCAAAGACTAGGCCAGTCTTAAATTCAAAGTCTAGTATCATATTTCACATACGCCAGCAACACAAGCCAAAGTCTGAGCACCTTCTACGTTGTCAGTTCCTTCAACAAGTTTATCCCAGTCAATACCTAAGGGCATATTGGCTACCATGTCGTGATATTCAAACTCAGTCATGGACTCATAAGGAGCTTGTCGGTATGTTCCACCATCCATAGGTAGGAAGCTCACACCTGTAATCTCATCAAAGTTATTCCACACCCATGCACCAACTTCAGGCCATTCAGTCTCAGTCACTGAGATAGTCACTGAAGGCTTATGCTCACAGTAGTGTCGCTGGAACAAGAGCCATAAGCGCAGGTGCTTGATAGCATTCAAGTCTTCACGCAGTACAGCACCCTTCTCAACTCGCATTGGGAAACTAAAGATAGTTGTGCTATCAGGCTTCATCACACACAGCTCAGACGGGAACCCTTGATCTTTCAAGAATGCAGTTAGAGGGTCTTTGTTATCAGACCGAACACGACGAATAAAGTACTCACTGTGCTGAGGATGGATGCCACTAGCAGTACCTGTAAGCTGCGATACAGTACCTTCAGGCTTAATGGCAGTAATGGCAGCACTGCGATTAATACCGATAGCATCAGCAAGCTCAGCGTTAGTATTAATAGCAACATTCTTCAGTCCTTCCAAGATAGCTGGCAGCTCAGTATTATCAGGGTCATTGAGCAAAGCATTGTCCAAGATACCAGTCATAGACACACCAAGCAAACGCTCATCTTCAGTGTTTGTCTGCCACACCTTACGTAAGTATGGGAAGTTAGTCATTGTTGATTGAAACGTACCTAAGATAGTGGCTAGACGAACCTTGTTACGCAGTGTGTCCACAGTATCATCGCTACGAACAATAACAGAAGACAAGTTACAGAATTGATAAGGTCTAAGGATAATCTCACTGCAAGGGTTTGTACCCCACTCTTTACCTAACTCCCTGCGTCCACTCTTAGCTGCTTGTAGTTCACTTGCATAACGATTAAAGATACCACGTTCACCTGAGTGTGATTCATAAATACTTGACCACTCACGCATGAACTTACCTACGTTAGGCTTCACTTCGTAGATGGCACTGTTGTTAGCCAAGGCACGTTGACCATTACCGTCCCACCAGTTACCAGCTTTAGCATGAGCCATACGGTCATCACCCAAGTCTGACAGAGAGATCATTGCAGACCTACGAACCCCACCAACAACAACTACTTCGCCCACCTTGCAGAGGATGTCATGCGCTTCAAGCGAAGTGAGCTTACGGCCCGTTGCCCCTTTGAATTTAGCAACGACATAGTGAAATAAGGATACAAGGGGTTCCGGCCCTGATGCTCTTCCACCAAAAGTTTTAAGTCTTGCACCTGATGGACGCACACCGGATACGTCCCACTTTGGAATCTCACCAGCATATAGCAAGGCAAGGACTTGTCGTAAGGCTTTAGCCCATCCCTCTTTGGAGTCTTTAACATTAATGACAGTGCCACTATTGTACAGATCAACTGGAATCTCAGGTAACTTAGATACATACTTTTGCTCCACACTAAAGCCTACACCTGTGCCACACAGTAGAATATACATAGCCTCATCAAAGGCTTTGGGATCATCAATGGGTAGGTACGAACAGTTATAACCAGCTACGTTCTGACGCTCTAAGGCATCACCAGCTGTCATGATGCTACGCATTGAAGGCATCACTTCTAAGTTAGTCACAGCAGTCTGCAGTTGGTTACGCATTGCGTTACTTAGCGGGTAGTTATGCTTGTCCTGCAAGTGCTTAGTCATGAAGTCAAAGTATCGATTCACAGTCTCAGGCCAGTGCTCTCTCCGACCTTTATCATCCAAGTAGCGAGAGTAGCGGCTCTTGCCAATGTATTCTTGGTATGGTGTCATAGTTGTACTCATTAGTCTAGTTCCTTTATTAAATATTCTTGTTTCTTCTCAATCACATCATCAAATCTTTCGACAAGATCATCACTCTGGAGTCCTAACAGTTCCACGAGTGTGACCTCATCCAAACGCTTGAGAGCCTCTTTCAGTTCTTCAAAGGTTATGTTTAACACGACGATCAATCTCACGTTCAATGTACCACTTAGCCTTCTTCAGGTCTTCAATGGCATCCTGCTTAAGGTCACATCTCCAGATGTACTTGACTGCATTACCTAAGTTAAAGCCCATGTGTTCTGTAACTTGGATACATTCAATACCTGATGGATGTTCAGTATAGTGAGGAGGTTGATTAACTATGTCCACCTCATCTTTGCAGTCTACCCATTCTTTAACGGCTTCACTCAATGGTTTAGCTGCTTCTTTGATAAAGATGGAACGGTTAACCCACTTGTCATAATTAGTGCAATCATAGCAAGGAAGGATACCACTGTCTAGTTCACTGTAAAAACAAGTACTACATTCAATCGCTGCCATATTTTCTCCCTAAATATTCTACGCTTAAGAACATCTCATCAAAGTGTCCGTCATGTACTTCATTCATCATCAGTAAGCCCCTCCAGTGTCTATTACTTAGTTGATCCATATAACTTTCATCGTGGAGATAGTAAGAGCCAACGATGATAGCACAAATAGGCTTGCCATCAGCCCGCTTACCATAGGCAATTTGTTTACCTTGTTGATGTCCAGCAACACAAGACATATGAAGCTTGTTAATAATAGCACTAGCAGCAGCAGCTGGCCTTCCCATCGCACCAACAGGCCAGTAGTGATTAAAGCCAACACCATTAATGAACACAGGATGGAGGAAACTGTGTACTTCCCAATCTTTTTCATACTCAAGATCCTTAGTTGAAATCAAGCCTTCTAAAGTTGGGTTGTTATTGACAGCCCTATCAATACGGTTCTCATGGTTCCCTAAAGTCATCACCATACGAGGCTTGTACACCTTATGCTTAGATTCCTTCTGAGACTTCTGAAGTTCCCTCAAAGGAGCCAGCAACAACTTCATAGCCTCCTTAGCAGCTTCAACGTCCTTCTTGTAGCGTAGACCTTCAAAGTACTTACTCCCCTTGATGTCGTGAGTGCTAAGGCTTGGCATATCTGCAAAGTCACCTATGTTAACCACTACATCAGGTTTGTAATCGACAATGGCTTTACCAGCCCATGTCAAGTGCTCCAAAGGTACGCCCTCTTTAATCTGACAGTCCGGTATGACTAAAATCTTCAAGATCATCTCCTTCCACTGTTAGTCTCTCACCTTCACGTAAGCCAGCTTTGATGGCCTCTAAAATACCAAAGGTCAGCAATGATTGAGCTTCAGCATGAGTCAAGTCAAACTGATATGTTGCATCTCCATTGGAGTGCTCTTTAATCAGATTTACGTTCACTTTCAGCCTCCTTCAAGAATGCTTTAGCATCACCTACGTACATGAAGTAGCCTAAGCAAACAGCAATGGCTGCATTGACTTTCAAGTTATCTTCAATGTCCTCAGGATGGCTACTGAAACCACCATTGAGAGTATTCATGTAAGACTCTTTGAGCTTACTGACTACCAGTACATCTGTGAAGTCATCCCAAGCATTACGAAGATCAGCTGACTTCTCAAGTTCTTTAATTAAATTAGCTAACATAATTATTTACCCTTTCTTTCATTTAACCATGACATAGGAATATCTTTATCGGCATACTGAAATCCATGCTTGTTGCACCAATCTCCGTATGTAGTTTGGCTTACCTTTGAGAGTTTAGACTTAGAGTTACTGAAGACAAATCTAATATCAAGTTCAGGGTGTTGTTCCTTCACCATCAAGTGTTTCTGTCTATCAGCAGTCATGAACCTGCCCTTGCTCTCAATGATAATACCATTCTTAAGTAGTAAGAAGTCAGGAGTGTATGTACGTTTCTTCTCAGGCTGCGTATATCCAATGATTAACTTCTCATACTCAAATGGAACTTCTAAGGCTTTCAATCTCTCAGCTATCTTATCCTCTAAGCCTGACCTGAATCCATGCTTCAAAGCTACTTGTCTAATTGTCAGTGGCTTCTTACGCTTAGGCTTCATTATAGTCCTTTGTTAGATGATACTGGTGCAGGAAAGCTCCAAAGGTATCTACAAACTCTTCTTCGTGGTTTAGCTTACCCATTGTAAACAGAATGGCATGAACTAACTCATGGTAGAAGGTTTGCTCAGTAGTCTGCTTGTTCATGTCCATACGGATAGTAATGAGCTGCTTCTCAGGATCACACTTACCCATATCATCCATGTGCATTACGTAGTTGACGAACCACTTTGATCCTGCAAGCTCGAAGGTGGTTGCCACATCTGGTTTGTTTCTCTTCTTAGCCACAGTAGTTTTCCATTCTCAAGTACCCTTGCAGTGTTTCCATCATAAGCTTTGATACAAGCATCATACAGTTCCTTTTCAGTTGTACAGTCTTTCAAGATCTTATCAGCCTTTACAGGGCCAATACCACGTATACCTTCAATGTTATCTACCCTGTCACCTGTCAGTATCTGTTTGTAAAAACTGTACAAGCCTTCAAACTCAGTAACATAATACTCCTCATCCTTTACAGGATTATAGTGCCACCCCGGTAACTGATCTAGATCCTTGTCAACGTGGACGATCCAGTAGTTACCTTCAGTGGACGCTATGCCTACAGAGTCATCAGCTTCTTCACCCTCTGACATCTTAGCACCAAGCTTCATTAGATGTTTGCGAAGAGCCTGATAGTGCTTAGGCTTGGGAGCATCCTTGCGATTGCCCTTGTAAGGAACAGTGGTAGCTACCTCGAATCTAAAGTTAGTCTTACCTGTAATCCAAGCTCTGTAGTCATCACACTTCAGACGCATATAGATGATGTCGGTAAACCACTCTGTGAGTCGATTTAGTGCCCACTGTTCCTCTTCTTCCTCATTGGAGAAGCCAACTTTATAAACTAAAAAGTCAGCATCTACAATAGCCTCAGTTGGCTTTTCAGTCACCTGACGGTTAGAGGATGTCATCAGCAGTCTCTGCTTCCTCAGCACCTTCAGGAACGTACACCTTCAGTTCAGTAACAATCAACTTCTTAATCGAAGGAGCTGCACCAAACTTAGCTGACATCTTGTGACGGTATGATGAGATAACTGCGTGACACTTAGTACCATTACCCATCTTGGCAATGTCTACAGGGTTGCCTTCCTCATCCACAGGTGTGAACAAGTAGGTAGACTTAGCAACAATGAAGTTACCCATGCTCTCTTTGTTCTTGATGTTGATGCCCAGCTCTTTAAGCTTCTCACAAGCTGCATCACTCAAGTTACCAATAGTGCATTCGTACTTCTTGTTGTCTTCGTTAAACTTAGTGTTAAAGGTGTTCATCCAGTTACTCCAGAAGATTTCACCAGCAACTTTAACGGGTTTCATGCTATCAATACTCATTTCATTTTCCTTTAGTTTCTACGTTTACTCTCGTAAACTTAATGCAGCTCTTGGGACGGGTGAGCTGTATTACCCGATGCCAGATCTTCTAAGTATACAAGTGCAGATAATAGCACAGTGTATACCTCTTCAAGATCCAGATCCTCTCCTATTTTAATCTTGAAGTTCTCACCTTCAACACTAAAAAGTATTTGATTCTTATCAATGGTCTTCGACATAACTTGCGGCCTTTCTCATAAGCGCAGGGTTGTCCTTAAACAAACCTAAAGCACGGTTGCAATTATGACACAAAAGCTTTCTAACTTTACCTGTTTTATGGTCGTGGTCAACTGCTAACTTTTCATTGTGGTTATTATTACCTATCAAGAAGCCTTCAGAACCACACAAGTAACATTTATTTTCTTGGTCTTCCTTCATCTTAGTTAACTCAGCATCATCAATACCATAGTTACGTTTGTAGTAAGCATTCTTTCCTCTACATTTTACACTACAATATGTATTGCAGGGGTTTGTAGGTGTAAAAATAGTACTACAAGACTTACATTTCTTATCTTTAAAGTACCCATTAGGATATTTAGTGACATTCATACCAATTCTTTCCAGTCTTGAATTCAGCTCCTACAGGGCATCTAAACTTTAGAATCTCACCTGCATCAGCTGCTGCTTTAACAACAATCTCTCCTACCATTGTACCATACATTTTAGGAACTTCAATTTGTACCTCATCGTGAACCCATGCAACTAACTTAAATGGTACTTTTTTCTTACGGAGTTCCTCATGAAAGCACACAATCCATTGCTTAGCAATAATCGCTCCTGCCGACTGAAGGAGTGTATTAAGTGCGCTATGCTCAGATCTAATCTGCAATCTACGTCCATCAAGACCCGGTATCCACCCTTTTGCAGCGAACTTAGATACTTTCTTTTTAAGCGTTGCGTATGCTGGGACGTTCCGTTGAAAATTATCAATAATCTTTCTCCCTTGCTTTTCTGAACCACCAATAATTGTACCAACTTTACCCGGTGAAGCACCGTAGAGGGTGGCATAGAGCACAGTTTTGGCAAGATCTCTCGTAGCGACTCCAAATGCCTTCTGATTTCTCGTGTGGACATCTCCATTTACAACCTCATTTAAATATTCAGTATCATTAAGATAATGAGCAAAACAACGTAGCTCAATACCAGACAAATCTGTACCGACAAGGACATTACCTTCCTCAACAGTCCAGCAACTTCTGCACTCTTTACCATACTCTGATCTTGTAGCAGGTATCTGTGCCATATTAGGTGTGCTATGAGTAGCTCTACCCGATACAGCTCCGTTCGTTATAACCTTACCATGCACTCTACCGTCCTTACCTACAGCTTCAAGCCAGCTTTCAATCTGAGCTACACGTTTCTGCAGCATCAGGTATTCAGAAATTAATGTTGCCGTTTTTTCCAAATCTGTCATTTAAGATTCTCCAAGCTGTTGCGGCACAAAGTGGGACTTGTCCATTACCAATGGCTTTAAGTCTGTCCACCCTAGCGGCCACCCCATTAGCCACTCGACCCAAGTTGGGTTCAAATTGCCACCAATTGCGTTTGGTAGCGTATCTTTTGGATTCCCCTTGCGTTCTTGACGACCAATCCCACTTTTCCCTTTGTAATCTCGTGTCGTTGGTGTCGGCCAATTCTGCAATCGTTTTTTTAATGCTTTTCTGCTGTTGCTGCCCCCATCCAGACCCGTTGTGCAAGGCGTGTGAAAAAATGTTTCGTTGTTTGGCGACAATCCAGATTCTGTCCCTTTTGTGGTTTGCGCCAACTTCGGCTGCGGATAACATTCCCCATTGAGCATCATACCCCATTTTGGCAAGATCTTGGAGGATAACACCGAGTCCTCTAGTGCGGAGCATAGGGGAATTCTCTGCAAAAACGTAAGTTGGTTGGACTTCTCCGATGATTCGAGCCATGTGTTTCCACATACTTGATCGTGCTCCTGTGATACCTGCGCCTTTTCCTGCAGCTGAGATGTCTTGACATGGAAACCCTCCAGATACAACGTCAACAATTCCTCGCCAAGGTTTTCCATCAAAGGTTTGCACGTCATCCCAAATCGGGAAAGTCGGGAGAATCCCATCATTTTGTCTGGCGCACAGTACGCTTGCGGGATATGGTTCCCACTCGACTGCACAGACTGTTTTCCATCCAAGGAGGTGTCCTCCGAGAATACCTCCACCTGCTCCTGCGAATAGAGCGAGTTCATTAAGGCTTTGCTGATTATCCATGACATTGTTTCTTTCTTTCTTTAAAAATAATTTCATCTAAAATAATTTCGTCAATTTGAACCTGACCCTTCTCAGTAAACACCTTAGGCTTCCATCCTAGTTCCATCAGCTTCTCTCCGATCTGCTTTCTACTTCCGGGATTGAAAGTATTAATGCAGTCTTTGATGGGCTTTCCACTTGTCTTGTGGAACCTTTGTGTTGTAATTGGAGGCCATCTCTCTTGCATCTGCTCATAGATTCCAGCCATCTTTCCTTTGATGTCAGCAAGTAAGCAAGTGGCATAGACTTGGTCGAGTTTGAATCCATTACGTTCCTGTTCAGAAATGATAGCTGCTACCTTATGCTCAAGAGTAAGGCTTTCTTGTGAAAAGTCTTTCTTAGTGAGTTCATTAGTAAGATGAGTATAAAGATTGCAAGTGACCTCAACGTCCCTAATGCAATAATACTCCAGAAGAGCCATGTGAGGAATGTTGAAGCACTCACCTTTGTACTCCTCTCGTCTTTCCATCAGCCATTCCCATATCCTTTTGTAGTCAACCTTCTTAACTGTCCCCATCCTGTTGCCCCATGCGTCTAAGCTGTGACCGTTCTCTACTGAGGGATCTAGCAGTCTTGAGGCTATCAGTGTATCGAACACTTGGTTCAAGCGAATCTTCGTACTCCAGAGCCGATTCAATATCGGGAAATCGAAGCTTATCCCGTTGTGGGCTACTATCAATGTAACGTCCTTTAAATACTCCACGAGGCTGTCTGCTGCTTTCCATACTCTCACTTCTCCAGTGTCAATGTCCTTAGTTACCACCATCCAAATCGTGTTGTGATCTAAGGTTGTCTCTATGTCCAATACGATACGCTTCATATTCTGCTTTCAAGTCTTCATAGTGGTGAATGAGTAACTGATATTTATCCTGCATTTCATAGTACTTACTCTCCAAGTCCAACATTCTACCAGCTATTGTGTCTAAGTCAATCATTCCTTCAACCCACTTACTCATTTTGCAGCCTCCATGTATAACCCCACGTTACCCAGTGCATAACCTACAAAGGCTATACCCAAGCCAGTATTTCCTTTGACGATCAAATCAATGGCTACGACAGTGTAGACCACTCCAACTACAGCAATTAACCATGCACTCATTTGTCTTGCTCCTCTTCTAGCTTATCAGCCTCTTTGTCAAACTCTACATCACGTTCTTTGTCACCCTTATCACGACCAAAGATTAAGTCCCACCGAGCATCATACTGCTCCTGAGCTAAACTGAAAGGTCTAGGTGTACTTCCTTTGCCAGTCATAATACTTTTGTTCATACTTTATCCGTTACTTCATATACTTCACAAGATTCCGAACATCCTCCATTTTCATATAAATCATACTGTTTTGGAATATGTTGTTCAGTAGATTTAAAATCATTGTACATTTTAAATAAACTTTCTGTGCTTGTATTATTTCTAAAAAATATTCGTTCTCCTACAGCAATGTTTACTGTTTTATATTTATTTTCCATGTTTTGGTAAAAAGTATAACAGCTAGGATCTTTACCAATTTGCATAAAATGTTTTTTAAATGATTTTTTAAAACAACCTAAACAATTTCCTTCAAATTCTTCAATTTCTAAATCAAATGTTTGATCTTCCCACCAATCTAAAATATCTTGTTTATCTGTAGGCCAAGTATCTATTAAAGGATAAATAATATTCATGTTTTCAGCATTTTTAGATATTCTACGTTTTTCATCAGCTCTTATTCCAATAGCTGTAGGTATTTTTTTATAGTTTATTCCTAAAGATTTAAGATAGGACTGCATTGGATTAAGTTTTAATTCCCTAGTACATTGAGGAAACGCTGTATTAGGAATACCATATTTTTTAATGAATGCTTCGTAAGGCTCTCCATTTCTTGAAGCTGTATTATAGTCTACAATTTTATGTGTACTTGATTTTTTCTCATCATAATGAACAAAACCTTCTAACCAAATTGTATTAAATTTAAAAATATCATCACATTTTTTAATAAAATCAAGCGTTTTGGGGTGTTCCATCCCAGTGTTAGCAAAGGTTATGATGAACTTATACTGGTCTGATAAATTATCAATAAGTTTTTTAGTCATATAAGCACTGGTACGACCGCCTGAAAATGAAATTTGCATTAAAGGTTTCATAGATCCTCCATAATTACTTCAACCATGCGTCCAGTGTTCATATCATACTTCAGCACACACGCTGGCCCTGTATAGCCATTGTAACGATTCTTAGCCACAGCCACCTTAGTCATGTGACGTTCATTGTCATCTGCTGCCATGCTGTTACGCTCCAATGTAATCACAGCATCACTCAGCTGAGCAATAGCACCTGAGCCTCTGAGCTGCGACAGTGAGACACTACCCCCATCTTCGTGCCCTTGGTTTCCTTGCAGTCTACGAAGGTGACTGACACAGATCAAGGTAATCTCCAGCTCCTGTACCAGTGTACGAAGCTTCGTCATCATGTTATCAATAGCCTTACGCTCATCTCCATTGTCTTGACCAGATATAACAATACTGATGTGGTCAAGAAAGATAACCCTGCAATCGCAAGCCTTAGCCATGTATCGGATTCTGTTGGCAATGTTGTCAACGTCACTGCTACCGAAATGGTCAAAGAGATAAACACGATTAGTACCAAGTGTTGCATCGAAAGCATCTTTAAGTTCCTTCTCAGTTGTAGGTGTGTCAGGCAAATGTAGAAGCTTGTTAGCGTGTAACGACATAATGCTTCTAGCTGTCTTACGAGTGGACTCTTCAAGGAATAAACCTCCAACATTCCACTTGGTAGTGTTCAGTATATTAAACAATATTTCACGTAGGAATTGACTCTTACCCAAGCCTGACCCTGCAGTGACTGTGATTAACTCCGATGGCCTCATACCATAGAGAAGCTTGTTCAAGCCCTTCCACGGATACATAGCTTCAGCCTTAGCCTCAGGTTTAATCACTTCTTCCCACAGTGATGCAGCATTGATGATGCCATCAGGGATGTACACCTCAGCTCTCCACCACTCATTCACAAACTCTTTGGTAGCCCCTGCAATGAGGTAGTCACAAGCATCTTTGTAGCCACTCAAGTGCTTCACGATCTTAGCCTTGTTACCAAACAATTCAGCTACTTCTTTTGCAGCCTTCTTACCCGGCTCATCAGCATCAAAGCAGATCACAATGCTATCAAAGGAGTTAAGCCACTCATACTGTGCCTTGCAGTCCTTTAAAGCAGCCTGTGCACCGTTTCTGACTGATACTGAAGGGTATAGGCTACCCTGCATCTGAAAAGCTGCTAGAGCGTCAAGTTCTCCCTCAGTGATGGTGACTGCTTTGCCACCAGCGTGAAAGAGCTGTTGACCGAACAACCTTGCATTCGTGAATGTTCCATGAATGCTGAAAGTCTTGTCTGCCACTCTTCTAACTTTAGCTGCGACCACTCCTCCGGCGTCGTCAGTGTAAGGATAAAAGTGTTGTCCATTGTCTTGTGTTACTCCATATTTCTCGCAGGTTTGAAGGGTAATACCTCTATCAGGTATCGATTTAATGGTTCCTTTGATGTCTAGCATCTGAGGCTTTCTAGGTTGTACTGCTTGTTGCATAACTGACAGTTCATCAGCATCAGTTTCATTGTAGTAAGTATTGCATGAGAAACAATACGTGTGATTGTCATCGTATAAGCCATTGGCATCTGAGCTACCACACGCATCACAGGCAATATGCTTAATGAGTTTAGACTCAGGCTTAGGTCTACGTACTAGATTTAGTTTCATCTCTATCCTTTCTAAGCTCTTCAATGACCTTCAATGCCTTCACATCGAGGTAGCCATAGTAGATTTCACCTCGAAGCTGGAAGGCTGTAAAGTCCTGCAGCAGTTCAAGACAATCAGCCTTCAATTTATCATCTTCAGCAGCATCACCAAAGTGTGACGGGAAAGGCCAAGGTTTATTTTCATCAATGTTCATTTTACGTTCTCACTTGCTTAGTACCAGTTTAATTAAAGTTACGATAAAGACAAATATAGCCATTACCATGCTAGTGGGTCTTCATTTTCTTTGGCTACAACGTAACCACTGTGCACTTTATGCAAGACAGCCTCAGATACGTGAGACATAACCTTATCACGACCATTGTTCATGACTAATTCAGCCATGCTATCAATGACAGACCAATACCAGCATTCATACTGTACCAAGTCCATGTCATCCTCATCAACACCATACATTCCAATAGACATAATTTTCAATGGGTTTATTGTCCAACTTTTACACTTACGTGCCTACGGCACTTTAAAGTCTTTATAAGTATATTACTTAAATAATACTTATATAGTGTATTTAACTTCTATGAATCATCCTAGATACTTTGTAGTATCTTTAAAGTTAGGGTAGCACACAAAGTACAGATTGTCAATGGTCTCCTTCAGTGTTGTTGTCGCTAACGTGACAGTCACTATCCTCTTCAGCCTCAGCACTGTCATCTATGTCATCCGAAGATATAAGGTCTTTACGATCCTTTGTAGGCAAGTGTGAGTCAGCCTGTACAGCTTTAAAACATTGCTGACAGAGATCAATAAAGGCACTTGTTACAGCGTGTTTCCTTGTCGATTCATAGTCTGTCAATAATCGATCACAACATAGGCATTTCATACATTCTCCCTTATTTCAATTAAATCCATGTCATCAGGATCATAGCCTAATTCTTCATAGACCATAACCTCTGCAGCTTCTTCGTCAATAGCACATACCCAAACTGTACGTGTTGGGCTTACCTGATAGCAATATTCATTCTTAATCATTTAAACATCCTCACTTTCTAAGGTTATTTTAAAGTGTAAAGGTTCTCCAATAGCATTAAAGGATGATCTAAACTTCTCTAACATTTCATCTAAGTCATCCTCGCTTATAAAACAGTTAAGTTTCAGCGATACAAGAGTTTTAGTCTTATCTTGAGAATATCCTCTAATTAAAGCTTTTGTGTAGTACATGGCTACCTACCCCTTACCTAATGTTAAATGATGGCTTAGAGAGGCCATAGATAGCCTCTAAAGTGTGTTCGTGATCGTGAGCAATGGTCAACTGCTCATAATTCTCAGCTTTATAGGCTTTTGATGCCTCCCATTGAAGATTCTCACGTTGATCGTTTGAGATCACCTCAAGTACATCGATGCCCTGATACATTGCAGAATCTAAGTCCCTGCAATCTCCGTCTTCGTCAATCTGACATTGAACAGTGACGATAGCCCCTGAGTCCTCTAATTGACCTACAAAGTGAAAGGTTATTGTGTCGATTGTCATTGTGTTTGTTCCTTTCTTTGCACATGGTTAGCCAATAGCCAATTATCGCCTAAGTGTCTAATTGATCTCACCCATTTAAGCCTATAACTTCGCCTTACGTGTTCCGGTACATCATAAGACTTGAATAGTTCACGTGAGTGTTTTAATAGTTTAGTATTCATTGTTTAACCTCTTTAAAGTTACGCCTTAGCGTGTTACTGCAACAGTGCAGTGCATAGCAGTCTGTCACACTGCTACACAATAGTCTGTCACTAATGTGACTCACTGATACAGGACATCAAAGTATGCGAGAGCACCCCCAGCCAACATGAGGCCGATAAGTACTGCGAAGCATACATCTATAATCTTATCTATCATTTAAGTTCCTCTGTGATTGTGGTGAATGATACTGGTAAACCGTCGAAGTTGTCAGTGTACCATGCAAGCTCATGTTGTACCCTGTCTTTAGAGGCACTGGCAAAGCCTACATAGTCACCGTCTACAAAACCCTCCAGTGAATATGAATGGATCCCGTATTGGTCTTTATATGTGATGTGAATGAGTTGTTGTTTCATGCTGCTTCCTTAATATGAATCGTTTAAATCTTTGAGGGCTTTAGCAAGCTCACCCGCTGTTTCATGTAGACGCTTTTTATAATCTTCTACTTCACCCTCAGCTAAATCTATTTCGAGGCTATGTTGAATCCAGTTTACTGTTTCCACAAAGTCAATTTCTTTTTTAGTCATACGGCCTCCGTTTGAGTGCGAAGAAGATATAGTCAGGTTTCATGGTAATGGTTCCTTAGATTGGTTAGTTGTCTTGAGAGACACAATACACCATGCAAACACTGTGCCAACTCTACAGTTTACCCGTGACTAACAGGTTATCCACAGGCACTTCTATAGTGTAACTCTGTAGTTATCCACAGGCTAAATAGTTATTCACAATTCTCAGAGTTATCCACAGGGTGCACCATAACGGTGATAATATGCACTATAATGATGCACTGATACCCTTAAATGCACCATGTTGGTGATACTGGATAGGACTTCAAAGGTACTTCAGAGGGTGCTACATCGCCCCTCACATGATCCTAAATGCGAATGATTCCTATTTAGATCTACAATGTAACTACGAAGTGAGTACCAACTAACTTAGACTTCAGAGTAACTGCGAAGTAAGCACTAACTTACATTGATGGGGGGAGGGTCATGGCCTATGGAATTACTTTTGCAGGAGCCTCTGAAGTACACAAAAAAGTAAAACTAAAAAGGACTAATTAGGGACAGATGAAGTAACCATAAGTACTTGATTTAT